GGTGTTACATGTCTTTTTGCACTCTCTGAAAGTCATGTTTCTTGTCATACTTGGCCTGAATTTGGTCGAATGAACGCAGATTTCTTCACTTGCGGTGAAAAAGACCCAAGAATTAGCGCTAAATATATTATTAACGCTTTAGAATCAGAAAAATATCGAATTCGTGTCGTAAAAAGATAAAAAAAGCGGTATAAATAAAAACAGCAAACTTTTTGTGTAAATAGTGGCTTCTAGGGCATTCAAAGATATCAATTTATCCTTCAAACGTCATCCTGTAACAAATGATTTGATTACAGTGAAGAATGAAGATGCTATCAAGAGATCTGTAAAGAACATAGTTTTTACAATTCTTGGTGAAAAACCTTATGTACCCGATTTTGGATCATCTATTAACAGTTCTTTGTTTGATTTAAACACAACTGTAAGTGAAATAAGAATATCTGATGAAATTAAACAAACTTTACTTAATTTTGAACCAAGAATTAGTAATATTGAAGTAACTGTCTCGATTTATCCAGATAGTCATGAAATGAACGCAACAGTTCAGTATGATATCACAGGTATTCAAGCTCCACCACAAACAGTCGAAGTTCTCCTATTCCCAGCTAGAGTATAATGGCTTTTGGACAATATGTTAATTTAGATTTTGACCAAGTTAAGGCGTCAATCAGAGATTATCTGAGGGCGAACACTAATTTTACTGATTATGACTTTGAAGGGTCGAACCTTTCAATAATTATTGATGCGTTGGCATATAATACATACATTACTGCGTATAATACCAATATGGCAGCGAATGAGTGTTTTCTTGACTCATCTACACTTCGAGAAAACGTTGTTGCACTCGCTAGAAATATTGGATACGTTCCCAGATCTCGTAGATCTGCAAGAGCAAGGATATCATTTAACGTAAGTGGACTAACAGAGACTTCGACACTTACTTTGAACACTGGTTTAGTATGTAATGGTTCTGGAAGAAACTCAAATTACATATTTTCGATTCCAGAGGACATTACAGTGCCTGTTGTCAATGGTTTTGCTGAATTTAATGATATTGAAATTTTTGAAGGTACTCTTGTATCACAATTTTTCACTGTAGACTCATCTTTATATAATCAAAGATATATTCTTGATAATCCATACATAGATTCATCAACAATTAAGATTAGAGTTCGACCATCTCAAGCTTCAACCACTAGTGTCACTTATAAACAAATTGATAACATTATAGGCATCACTTCAACATCCTCTTCTTACCTTTTGCAAGAAATTGAAGATGAAAGATACGAATTAATCTTTGGAGACAATACAATTGGTAAAAAGTTATCAAATAACAATTTTGTTACAGCAACTTACATTACAAATGCTGGAAGAGAAGGAAATGGCGCTGCAGAATTTAGTTTTGTAGGAAATATTACAAATCAAGACGGTGCTGAGATTGATGCAGCTAATATATCCTTAGTTGAGACACTAGAAAGCTCTAGAGATGGTGATGAAATCGAATCTATCTCGTCAATTAAGTATTATGCACCTCGAATTTACTCTTCCCAGTATCGTGCGGTCACTTCATCCGATTATGAATCAGTTTTAGGGTATATTTACCCAAATATTGAATCTGTAACAGCTTATGGAGGTGAAGAAATGAATCCACCTCGTTTTGGAAAAGTTTTTATCTCAGTAAAACCTCGAAATGGTGATTTTTTATCTGATCAGACAAAAAGAGAGTTAGTTCAAAAGTTAAAAAGCTATGCAGTCGCTGGAATTGTACCAGAATTTATTGATTTGAAATATTTGTACGTTGAATTAAAAACAAACCCATATTACAACCCAAATTTAAACGATAGACCAGAGAGTCTTAAAACAGGTATCTCAAATGCGTTAACACAATACTCTCGTTCAATAGATGTTAATAAATTTGGTGGAAGATTCAAATATAGTAAAGCTATATCATTAATTGACAGTGTTGACACATCAATTACATCAAATATCACTCTTGTTACCATTAGAAGAAATTTAAAAGCCGTTTTAGGTCAATTTGCACAGTATGAAGTGTGTTTTGGTAACATGTTCCATACACAAGAAAATTCTTATAACGTAGTTTCAACTGGATTTACAATTCAAGGTGTGGTAGGAACTGTTTACCTCGCTGATGAGGTGATTAATCGAGAAAAAGGTCGAATATTCTTCTTTACATACACGGAGGGTGGAACTCCAATTATTATTAAGAAAAACGCTGGAACTGTAGATTATATGCATGGTGAAGTTCTTATAGATACTGTTAATATACTTTCAACATCAATTGCAAATGATGTGGTTGAAATTCAAGCAATTCCACATTCAAACGATATTGTGGGACTTCGTGATTTATATGTCAAGTTCGATATGACAAACACAACTATTAACATGGTTCAAGATTTAATCGCATCAGGTGAAAATACATCTGGATCAAGATTTCCACATACTCACAGTTATTATACTCCAACTTTCACTCGAAAATCAAACTCTCCAGTTTCAACAAAAACTACTCTTTTACCATCAACAGCTACTTCAACTGGAACCTCAACTTCAAGTAGTGCTACAACATCAACTCCAATGTCTACTTCAACAAGTACAAGTAATACATCTTCCACTCCATCTTCTGGCGGTGGATCTAGTTATGGTGGCGGATATTAATGATAGATACCTCAATACAAAGAGTTGAAATTAATCAGGTAATTGAAAATCAGTTACCTGAGTTTGTTCAGTCTGATAGTCCACTTTTTGTGGATTTCATGAAACAATATTATATCTCTCAAGAATATCAGGGTGGATCAATTAATATTGCTGAAAATATTGATAGATATACTAAATTACAAACATACGTTGGCACTGCGCTTACTGAATACACAGGATTATCTACAGATACTGAATCATATTCCTCTACAATCTTTGTAGACTCAACAAAAGGTTATCCAAGTAAGTATGGATTAATTAAAATAGATGATGAGATCATTACATACACAGGAATAGGAACAACGTCCTTTACAGGGTGTGTGAGAGGGTTTAGTGGTGTTGATGCGATGGATCAACCTACAAGACCTGATTTACTATCATTTAACACAACTGTAGGTGCATCTCATACTGGTGGTAGTAAAGTTCATAATTTATCAAATTTGTTTATTCGTGAGTTTTTCAATAAACTTAAAACAACTTATGCAAGTGGATTTGAAAATCGTAAATTAGATAGTGATCTCGATCAGGTTAAATTTATTCGACAAATAAAAGACTTTTACAGAACAAAAGGAACAGATGAGGCTTATAAAATTTTATTCAGAGCATTATATGGTGAAGAAGTTAATATTATTAAACCATCTGAGTTTTTAATCAAACCATCTGACGCAGATTATGGATTTGCACAGGATTTTGTAGTTAAAGCAATTACAGGCGATCCTCGTAATTTGAAGGGATCAACACTTTTTCAAGATTTAGATGATAATGATAAAAATATTCTTGGCGCCTCTGGTGCAATTTCAGATGTTAAAGATTTTATCTATGATGGAGATCATTATTATCAAATAAGCATATCTAAAGATTCCATTGACGGTAATTTTGCAGTTCCAGGCAGAAGTAGAATTACAGATCCAGTGTCAATTGGTGCAACTGTAATTACAGTTGATACAACAGTTGGATTTCCTACTAGTGGATCTTTATCTTTACCAACAGCTAGTTTTGCTGGAATTGTAACATATACAGGTAAAACGGCAAACCAGTTTGTAGGTTTATCTACAATGTTTGATGCTTTAAGTATTGGGGATGATGTTAGATATAACAATGTCGCCTATGGATACTCTTTTGCAAACTTAGATAGAAAAATTGAGGTTTTAATCACTGGTGTTTTAAAAGACTTTCCAATTCCAGAAGAAACTTACTACTTTAATAAAGGAGACAAAGTTAGAGTTGGTACTTTTGGTATCAATAAGAGTTCTGAGGACGCTAATTTTGGCTCTTGGATTTATAATACGACTGTAAAACAAACTCCAAAGACTGTCACTCAGGTATCATCAAGTAGTTTTAATATTGTCACTGAATCTGAACATAAACTTTTAGAAGAAGATTCGGTTGAAGTTTTAGATGCAAATTCAAATGTGATTGGTATAGGACGTGTTTTAAGCACGATTAGTAGTTCTACCTTTATATTAGGTGATTTGCCTGGTATTAATGAATTTACAATTGCATTTATAAGAAGAAGAACAAAAAGAGGTAATAGTTCTCTTCATGATAACATTACAAAGTACACAGTTGATGTTCAAAATACATATGATCAACAAACTGAAAATGATCTATATGTTAGCTCACCATCCTTACCAAGTTTAGGTAATGAACCTATAGTATCGCCAGATCGGTCTGTAACGTGGACTGGCGCCACTGGCGGGGACGTTATACAGTTGATACAGGTTACAGAGGGTGCTGCTGATCATGGTTTCTACTCTGGAGAAGTAGTAACATATAATGTTATTAGTGGTTTCTTAGGTCAATTAATTGATGGTAATAATTATTTCATAAGTCGTGTTGATTCTAACAATATTCGTCTTGCAAACTCACTACCAGATTTAATAAATGGAAACTTTGTAAATGCGACAGGAGATGGAACTTTTAAGATATCTGTTCCAGAATTAGCAAATAAGAAATTAGATCATCAAAAATTATTAAAGAGGTTTCCTTTAAAGCCTTCATTTGATGGTAATCAGTATCAAACAATACCAGGCACTACTGGAATCTTAATTAACGGAACTGAAATATCTAATTATAAATCTGGAGATGTTATTCAATTTGGTGGTGTTGAGTCAGTTGATGTTTTAGAGGGTGGATCTGGATATGATGTTATTAATCCTCCAAAGATAAGTGTTGAAAGTTTAGCTGGAGCTGGTGTAAGTGCCACAGCTGTCATAAAAGGTCAAATTGAAAGAATTGACATTATAGATCCAGGCTTTGACTATGTAGAACCTCCAGTTGTTGAAGTTACTGGTGGTAATGGAAAAAATTCCATCTTAAGATCTAGATTAAGACAAGTAGATCATTTTATTGACTTTGACGCATCCTCAACTGGTAATGCAATTAGTATCTCAGAGAACACCATAGGTTTTGGAACATTTCATAAGTTTCGTGATGGAGAACCAGTAATTTATAAAACATTTAATACTGGTGCGATTGGTATCGCAAGTGCTGGTATCACTACAACTTTAATTCAAAGTAATCCAGATCAGAGACTTGTTGATGAATCAGTTTATTTTGTATCAAAAATAGATGCATCAACAATAAAATTAGCAAATACAAAAAATGATGCCTTAACTCAATCAAATCTTATCAATATTACAGGTTTTGCTGATGGATCTCAAAGATTTCAAAGTTTAAATAAAAAATTAGTTTTAGGTGATATTATTGTTGAGAATCCAGGCGAGGGATATGAAAATAAAAGAAGATTAATTCCCACCTCTGGCATCAACACATATTCAGATTTTATTGAATACACAAATCACGGATTTGAAGATGGTGAATTAATTAGATATTCAAATAACGAAGTTAAAATTGGTGGTTTAGATACTAATCAAGATTATTATGTTTTAAAAATAAATGATAGTCAATTTAGATTAGCATCTGCTGGTATCGGAACCACTTTATCTAATGCAAATTATTTAAGTAAACAGTTTGTCGGACTTACATCCGTTGGATCTGGAGATCATGTATTCAATTACCCGCCTATTAATGTCACTGTAAAGGGATCAATAGGAATTAATACATCTCACCCAGAAAACTATCATGCGATAGTAAATCCCATTGTAAGGGGGTCTATTACCTCTGTAAACGTTGAAAAAGCTGGAATAGGTTATGGCGCATCTACAACGTTTAATTTTAGTATTCCTCCAACCGTAAGAGTTTCCTCTGGTTCTTCATCAGAATACAAGGCTATTGTTACAAATGGAAAAATACAATCTGTGATTGTGACTCGTTCTGGTGGTGAATACACATCCACACCAGATTTAACAATTTTAGGTGATGGTGTGGGTGCAAAAATAATATCATCAATTAATAATGGAAGAGTTGATACTGTCACAGTTAAAAATGGTGGAGTAGGATATACAACCTCTTTAGTAGCGGTTCAAGAGAATTTACCTGGCACTGGAGCTGTATTTTTACCAA